TATAGAATCTATCAAAATTTATGGTATAGATGGTTATTACTTACCGAGAACGCACGTAAATTTAGATAAGATTTATGGCGAAGATGCGTCTATGCTTTTTGATGATGCGCTTGAAATGGAACTGTATGTAAAAAGTTTTGATGGCTTTATGGGACAAGAAGACTTTATGGCAAAGTTTGGTCTTCAAGTTGATGAATCAGTCACATTTGTTATTTCACAAAAACGATTCACGCAATCATTAAAAACATCTATAATTACAGAATACTCATACAACATGTTGACTGAAGATGGAGAAGAATTATTAAGCAACAGAAATACTGTTGCTGAGTATGACTACGAAAATATCTTTAGACCAAGAGAGGGTGATTTAATCTGGATTCCTATGTTTGAAAGCATGTATGAAATTAAATTTACTCAAAATATTGAGAACTTCTTTCAATTAGGCAAACTCTACACATACGAACTACGTTGTGATAGACTTGAATACTCTAGCGAACGCATTAATACCGACATTGAAGAAATTGATGCAAATGAAAGTCAGTATAGTTTGTCAACCACTAATCGTGAAAAATTACTTGATGAAGATAATTTCTTATTCTTGTATGAAGATGGCACATTCATTGTCAACGAAGCTGATGTTGTTGTTCTTGCAGAGATTTCAGCAGACAATGAAGAGATCGGTCAGAAAATTATTGACGATGATATTTTAGATTTCTCAGAACAAAACCCATTCTCATTGACAAGGACTTTCTAATATGATGTTCGGACACGACTTCTACCACGGAACGCTAAGACGTTACGTAATCATGTTTGGTAATTTGTTTAACGAAATTCAAGTTGATAGATACGATTCAGCTGGAACTAAAATTCAAACTGTCAACGTTCCAATTGAGTATGGACCAAAACAAAAGTTTATTCAAAGGGTGACTAGCGATCCTGATTTGAATCGCCATGTTTCTACTACATTGCCAAGACTTGGATTTGAGTTTACTAGCATGTCATATGCGCCTCAGCGTAAATTAAACAGCGCACATAAGATAACTAGGGGTGTAGATACTGGAGGACTAGACTTCAATTATATGCACACACCAGTGCCATATGACTTTAGTTTTTCTTTACATGCACTTTTTAGAAACACCGAAGATGGCACACAAATTGTAGAACAGATTGTGCCATTCTTTACGCCAGACTTTACTGTGACAATGAAGATGATTCCAGAGATGGCTCTTAACATGGATATTCCAATTGAGTTAAACTCGGTAACTTCATCAGACACATACGAAGGTGATATGGAGTCTCGCAGAATTCAAACATATCAATTAGATTTCACAGTCAAAGGATATTTGTTTGGACCAACTAAGAAGTTCAAGTACATTGTTAAAGAAGATTTAAACATCATTGATGATGGTTCTGCAATTAACAAAGCAATCATATCTACTCAAACGTTTACTGGAAACTCAGAGTTTGAAGTAACCGAAACGCAAACTAACAACAATGGATATACGACATAATGAAGAAAACAGTTGATGATAAGTTGAATGACATATTTGATGTGCAGGGTAAGATTGTTGAACAAGCATTGGTACCTATTGAACAACCAAAGAAAGAAGTTATTTCTGGTGCACCAAATGATGAATCAATTGATGCTGACTATGAATATGCAAGAGAGAATCTAAAGCTATTCATTGAACAAGGCAAAGTTGCTATGGAAAACATTATCTTTTTAGCAAAAGAAGGTGAGTCTCCAAGAGCGTATGAAGTTGTTGGTCAGTTGATTAAAACATTGTCAGACACAAATAAAGATTTGTTAGACTTAGGCAAAAAAGTAAAAGACTTGAAAAACAAAAAAGATGATACGCAACAACCACAACATGTGACTAATGCGTTGTTTGTTGGTAGCACAGCAGAATTACAAAAGCTAATTGGTAAAAGATGACTGCAAAATCCTATCTAGGAAATTCTCTTCTAAAAGCATCTGGTGTACCACTCAATTTCACCAAAGAAGAGATTGAAGAATACTTGAAATGTGCTGACGATCCAATATACTTCATTGAAAGTTATTGTAAGATTGTCACGCTAGATCATGGGCTTCAGTCATTCAAACTATACGATTGCCAAAAGAACAAAGTAAAAATTATCCATGAGAATCGTAAAGTCATTCTTATGGAAGGGCGACAGCAAGGTAAGACAACAACTTCAGCCGCTTACATCTTGTGGTACACGTTGTTTCAAGGAAGCAAGACTGTAGCGATTCTAGCAAACAAAGCAACAGCCGCTAGAGAAGTTTTGTATCGTTATCAAATCATGTATGAGAATCTTCCTACATGGCTTCAGCAAGGTGTCACTACATGGAACAAAGGTGACATTGCTTTAGAGAATGGTTCAATCGTATTCACAGCCGCAACAAGCGCATCAGGTATTCGTGGTAAGTCAGTTAACTTATTGTACGTTGACGAAGCCGCTATCATACCAAACAATATAGCAGAACAATTCTTTACCTCAGTTTATCCTACGATTTCTGCTGGTGAAACAACAAAGATTCTGCTAAGTTCTACCCCACTAGGATACAATCACTTCTGGAAATTCTGGAATGATGCAGACAACAATAGAAATGGATTTGTCAATCTATTCATTCCATACTGGGAGATTCCTGGACGTGATGAGAAGTGGGCATCTGAACAAAGAGCAATGTTGGGTGAGTTGAAGTTTAATCAAGAGGTTTTATGTAACTTCTTAGGTTCTAGTCTTACACTCATTGCGTCTGATTCTATTGCACAAATGTCGGCTAGTCCTATTACATATCAAAAAGATGGGCTAGACATATACGAAAATGTCGAAAAAGATCATGCGTATTGTATTGTAGCAGACACGGCAAAGGGTGTCGGTGGTGACTATTCAGCATTTCAGATTATTGACATAACTCAGATGCCATACAGAATTGTGGGTAAGTACAGAAACAATGAAATCAGCCCTCTTTTGTATCCATCAGTACTTTATAGAGTTGGTAGAGAATACAATGAAGCATACATTCTAATTGAAATCAATTCTTCAGAGCAAGTTGCAGAGATTCTTTATGGTGAATATGAATATGAAAATATTATCTCTGTCAGTAGAACACCTCAAGGTCAAGTTGTCAATGGTGGTTTTGGTGGAAGTAAAACGCAACTTGGTGTTATCACAGACAAAAAAGTTAAACGCATTGGATGTTCTAACTTTAAGTCATTAGTTGAAGAGAAAAAACTGATTATCAATGATGCTGACACTATAGCTGAGATTTCAACATTTATTGAAAAAAGAAATAGTTATTCTGCTGACGAAGGATATCATGATGATTTGGTCATGCCTTTAGTGCTGTTTTCATGGCTGACAACAAACTCATATTTCAAAGAGTTGACAAACATCAATATACGAAAAGAATTGTACGAAACAAGAATCAAAATGATCGAAGAGGAAATGACTCCTTTCGGATTTATAAATAATGGTGAAGAACAAAATCAATTAGTCGATGCAGGAGGACAAGTCTGGAACGTAGAGAACTATCACAAATCTGATTTTTTATAAATAAATTAAACAAACCTAACAACAGAATATCATTATAACAAGGAGAATTCAATGGCTATAAGTCTAATTTCACCAGGAATTAAGATCACCGAATCAGATTTGGTGTCTTCCTCACAAGCAGTATCTTCAACATCTGGCGCATTTTCTGGACAATTTCGTTGGGGTCCGATAGATAAAGCAGTACAAGTTACAAACGAAACTGAGTTGGTAAATGAATTTGGTAAACCAAATGCAACTAACGTAGTTGACTTTTTGTCAGCCGCTAACTTTTTAGGCTACACTAGTTCATTGTTCGTTGTTCGTAGCGCAAACACAGCGTTGAATGCTACAGCAGAAGCGACAACTGGTTCAGGCACAGCGGGTACTGGTACATCTATCAAGAACGATGACGCATATATTAACACAGCATCTTTTAACGTTGGTCCATGGGCCGCTCGTTACTCTGGTGCATTAGGAAATGCACTTAAAGTTTCTTTGTGCCCAAGCGCAAATGCATACTCTAACACATTGACTGGAACATTTACTGTAGCGGCAGGTTCTACGACAGTTACTGGTTCTGGATCATCCGCTAATACACAATTACAAGTTGGCGACATTCTTGTGTTGGGTGGCCGTGCATCTAAAGTTTCTGCCATTGCTAATGCAACATCATTGACACTCGAATCTGCACACTTAACTGGTGCTTCTGCTGTTTCAGCAACTCGCCGTTGGGAATTCTTTGGTGAGTTTGATGCCGCACCAGGAACATCTACAGCCGGCACAAGCGCAGGTGCAACTAATGATGAATTACACGTTGTTGTTGTTGATAGAACTGGTGAAATCACTGGAACACCAGGAACAGTTTTAGAAAAATATTACGATCTTTCTAAGGGTTCTGATGCTAAAGCTGACACTGGTGGTAGCAACTACTACAAGAATGTTATTAATGACCGCTCAAAGTATATTTACTGGGCTGCCCATGATGCCGCAGGCTCTAATTGGGGTAACACATTATCTAACACAACATTTACGGCAATCAATACACCTAAAGCATATTCTTTAGCTGGTGGTTCTGACGGTAACGCAATTACAGATGGCGACAGAGCAACATCTTATGTTTTACTTGCAAACAAGCAAGAAATTCCTGCATCTATTATTGTAACTGGTCAAGCGACTGCTACAGTAGCAAATAGAATTATTGCTGACGTTGCTGAACTCAGAAAAGACGTTATTGTTTGCGTATCTCCATTGAGAGCAAACGTTGTTAACAATGCTGGTTCTGAAGCGACTTCAATCTTATCTTGGGCAGACACAATCACACGTTCCACATACGCAGTTGCAGACAGCGGTTGGAAGTATCAGTACGACAAATACAATGACACATATGTTTATGTACCATTGAATGCTGACACAGCAGGTTGTATGGCACGTAATGACTCTGTTCGTGAGCCATGGTTATCTCCAGCAGGTTTCAGCAATGGTCGTATTCAAAACTTAGTTCGTTTGGCATACAATCCAAATCAAGCTGACAGAGATACATTGTATAAAGCCGCAGTTAATCCAGTTATCACACAAGTTGGTCAAGGTACAGTTTTGTTTGGCGACAAGACATTTACATTGAGAAACACTTCAATGAATCGTATTAACGTTCGCAGATTGTTCATTGAATTGCAAAAGACAATTGGTCAATCAGCAGACAATGTATTGTTTGACCAAAACGATGCAACAACAAGAAACGGTTTCGTAAGTCTAGTTGTTCCTTACTTGAGAAGCGTTCAGTCTAGAAGAGGTATTACAGCATTCAGAGTTGTTTGTGACGAATCAAACAATCCAGAAGATGTAGTAAATGCTAATGAATTTGTTTGCGACATTTTCGTACAACCAATTCGTTCTGTTAACTTCATTCAACTTAACTTTGTCTCTGTAAGAGGTACCGCTACATTCGCTGAAATTGCCGCATAAATACTAGAGAATAAATAAGGAGAATTATATGGCAATTACAACAATTAGCGATTTGAAAAGCGCCCTTAATAGTGGCGCTCGTTCAAATCTGTTTAAAGTTACATTAACTGGATTAGAGGGCACAGGTGATGAAGATTTTAGTTACTTGTGCAAGGCAGCCCAACTGCCCGGCTCAACTTTAGGTATCATTGAAGTTCCATTTTCAGCTGGCAGAAGATACAAGGCGCCTGGAGATAGAACATTTGCTGACTGGACAACAACAGTCATCAATGATTCTAATCATAAAATTAGAGAAGTGTTAGAAAACTTGCAGAAAGAGTATGGAACTACTGATTACAACTCAGGAACTTCCAAAACTAGAACTGGTGGAACTGCAACAGAATTCTCTACTATTTTAGTTGAACAACTCAATTCGGCAGGTGATGTAGTTTATGGATACACACTAGAGAACTGTTGGCCACAAGATATCAGTACTATCGATTTGTCTTATGACTCTACAGATACTCTTGAAGAGTTTACTGTAACTTGGTCTTACGACTACTTTACATTCGAATAAGGAATAAAAAATGGCAACCGAATTTAATATTAATACATTTAGAGAAAAACTAAATGGTGGATCAAAAGCAAATTTATTTCGTATGGACATTGCGCTTAATGATGCTCCAATAACTGGTGTTGAACTAGGTGACTTTTCTACTTTATGTAAATCAGGTGCAATTCCAGCATTCACATTAGGTGTTATTGAAGTTCCGTTCAGAGGAAGACGCATTAAGATTCCTGGTGATAGAACATACGGAGATTGGACAGCAACATTTGTTAACGATGGTGACCAAAAGATTCGTAAAACTTTTGACAATTGGCTAAACAGCATTGTCAATGTCAATGGCGAAGAAGCATTGAGAACAGATAGCGAAGACACATATCGTTCTACTATTACTGTCAATCAGTTAAGACCTGATGGCACAGTCGCTAGAGTATATAAGTTGTTTGATGCGTTTCCAACTGACGTTTCTGCTATTGACTTATCTTACGACACTACAGATGCAATTCAAGAGTTTACTGTTACATTCCAATACCACTATTTGGATGTTGGCGCAACTTCTGAATCTGGAACTGATGCTGAAGTTCCAGCTTCAAGCGTATCCGGTTAAAAAGACTTAAATAATGAATTTTACGCAACATAAATAATTGCGTAATAGTTGTCAATAATGGGGGCTATTACGCCCCCATTTCTTTTTAGAGAGACTCAAATATGGCGATAAAACTTTTTGGATATAAAATTGGTAAAGATGATGTTGAAGCAGAACAGTTAAAATCGTTTGTTCCACCTACAGATGACGATGCATCCGTTGCAATCTCAGGCGGTGGTGTCTATGGCACATACTTAGACCTTGAAGGACAGATCAGAACAGACGCAGATTTAATTAGGAAGTATCGTGAGATGGCACTTCAGCCAGAATGCGATGCGGCTATCGAAGACATTGTTAATGAATCATTAGTCTTTGAAGATGGTGATTATCCAGTTCAAATTATTTTAGATAAACTTGAACAACCAGAATCAATCAAGAAAAAAATTCGTGATGAATATCATTACGTTATGAAACTTCTTGACTTCAACAATCAGGGTTACGATATCTTTCGTAGATGGTATGTTGATGGTCGATTGTATTATCACATGGTCATTGACGAAAAGAATCCTAGATCAGGATTAAAAGAAGTTCGTTACATTGATCCACGCAAAATTCGTAAAGTGCGTGAAAACAAAAGAACTGACAATCGTCCTGGAACAGCAGATACATCACAGCAGTACCACGAATACTTTATCTACTCTGATAAAGGATTTGCTAAAGATGGTTCACAAGGTATCAAAATTGCAGTAGACTCAGTTTGCTATACCAACTCTGGTATCACAGACAAAGATGGCAAAGTAATTGTTTCTCATCTACACAAAGCAATCAAACCCCTCAATCAATTACGTATGCTTGAAGATGCGACAGTTATCTATCGTATCTCCCGTGCGCCAGAGCGTAGAATCTTTTACATTGACGTAGGTAATTTACCTAAGATGAAGGCAGAACAATACTTGCGTGAAATCATGCAGAAGTATAAAAACAAATTAGTCTATGATGCACAGACTGGTGAAATTCGTGATGACAGAAGATTCCAAACAATGCTAGAAGATTACTGGTTGCCACGTAGAGAAGGTGGTAAAGGTACTGAGATTACCACACTACAGGGTGGACAAAACTTAGGTGAGATTGAAGATGTATTGTACTTTCAAAAGAAGATGTTCAAATCATTGAACGTTCCAGTTTCTCGCATAGAAGCTGACAATGGATTTTCACTAGGTCGTGCTTCTGAAATTACTAGAGATGAATTGAAGTTTGGTAAGTTCATTGCACGTTTGCGTTTAAGATTCTCACACTTGTTTGACAAGATGCTTGAAACACAGCTTTTACTTAAAGGCGTTTGTACTCGCAAAGAGTGGGAACAAATGAAAGAAGAGATCAGCTATGACTATCAATCAGACTCACACTTCAGCGAACTTAAAAATGCTGAATTGATGAAAGATCGATTGGGTGTTCTTTCAGACATTGACGGATATGTTGGCAAATACTTCTCCATTAATTATATCAGAAAAAATGTTTTACATCAAAGCGAAGAAGATATAAAACAAATGGACGAAGAAATGCAAGAAGACAAAGCAAACATGGAGGGAGAAGATTCTGTAGCAGAAGATTTGCCACCTCCAGCACCGCCTGCACCTCCACCGCAACAACTTGTTGTGAGTGTAAAAAAAGAAGAAACTGAAAACAATACTAGAGTAATCGATGACGTAGACCAAAGAGAATTAGCTAAGTCTATGACTGCATTTTTTGGTACATTAGTTGAAGAGGCTAAAGTTGACAAAGAAGGAAACTAATTTTAGCAGTACACTCAGCGAAGCAGTTTCTGTTGCAACATCAGTAGCATACACAAGACAAGAGATACAAAAACTTAAGACAGAATTTGTATCTCTTCTAGAAAAGAAAACAGCAGAAGTAATCGTTGAACAAGTTCCTGGTCCAGTCGGCCCACGTGGAGCCCTTGGTGCAACTGGCGCTCAGGGACCTAAAGGCGACAAAGGTGACAAGGGCGATGTTGGCGAACGTGGTGAAAAAGGTGATGTTGGTCAACAGGGTGAAATGGGGCCAGAAGGTCCGCAGGGAATAAAAGGCGACAAAGGCGATATTGGTCCACAAGGCATACAGGGAATTACTGGCGAGCGTGGCGAAAAGGGTGATAAGGGCGAAGACGGGAAAAATGGTTTAGACGGAAAAGATGGTGAAGCGGGCGAAATTGGTCCCGCTGGACCAGCTGGCGCACAGGGCATTCAAGGTGAGCGTGGTGAAAAGGGTGACAGAGGCGAAAGAGGAGAGTCAGGAAAAGACGGACAACAAGGAATTCAAGGATCAGTTGGGCCAAGAGGCGAAATCGGGCCACAGGGCATTCAAGGTCTCCCAGGTAAAGATGGTAAAGACGCAGACGTAAAAGCAATTGAACAATCTATCAATAAGTTCAAAGAAGTTCTACAAAAAGATGTAAGTCAATACAAAGCAAAAGTCAATACTATCATATCAAGTGGTATCGGTGGTGGTGGTTCACATGGTGGTGGTGAAGTTAATCTACGTAGACTTGATGATGTTGACACAACCAATCTCGCTGATGGATATGTTTTATCATTTAATGAGACTACACAAAAATTTGAATTCGTAGAACAATCTGGTGGCGGTGGTGGTACAGTAGATAACATTGCTAGAACAAGAGCAAATAATGCATGGAACACAGCCAACTCAGCATACATTCAAGCAAACACGGCATACAATCAAGCTAATAATGCAAATACTCTAGCGCAAGCCGCATACAATTATGCAAACACAATAAATGTTAGCGGTAATGCTGGAGTAGACAACTTAGCACGTTCAATTGCCAATAGTGCATATGCTACAGCAAACACTAAATCATATACATTCAAACAAAACACAGCGCCAGCAACTGCAAACACAAATGATTTTTGGGCAAATACTGATAGCGGAGTTGTATATTACAATTTTGGAAATGCATCAAGTATAATTTGGGTTGAGTTTGGTCCAACGGGAACAACATCTGGTGGTGGTGGAAATACAGACTTAACTGGATACGCAGTTAATACTACAGTCAATTTAGTTTGGACAACAGCAAACTCAGCATTCTCAAGAGCCAATACTGCTAACTCATTAGCACAAGCCGCATACAATTACGCAAATACAATTACATTCACAAGCACAGATACATTAAACTCTGTTACTACTAGAGGCAATACAACCAATAATTCAATTTCAGTATTATCAGTAAACATTCCCGTTGGTTCTCTTCTAAGTGGTTCTGATAGTATCATTGCTAGTATTTTAAATGAATCATTAAATGCAGTTTTAGAATATGGCAATACTGCAAATTTAGTTATCGGTAACTACGGCTTAACAAATGGTATCACTGGTGTTCCTTATGTTGTATATCAATTAAAAAATACTCCAGCGATATCGCTTCAAGTTGGAGACATTGTTGGTGGTGCATCTGTTCCGAGCAATAGCGCAATTCTCGCAATAGGTACTGGTGCAAATTCAAACGTCATCATAACAAATACAAATTTTGCGCCAGGTGCTTCATTACCTATAGCAAATACAGTATTGACTTTTGCAAGACAAATCACGAATGCTGGCTTGTCAATTTCTACTAACGCAAATACTGACATTACATTGAATCCTGGTGCTGGTGGTTACATTGTTCCTCACTCAGATATTATTCCATATACAACAAACATATGGTCTATAGGAACTCCAGCAAAACGATTCAAAGAACTTTGGCTTGGTGCAGGCACTATTTACGTTCAAGACGAAACATTAGGTAATGACCAAGCACTTGGCGCTAAAGACGGAAACTTTTACATCAAAGGCGGTGCTGGTCTTGAAGTTGGTGAATTCACACTTTTAGACAATCAAATAAAAATTGCTAATAATGCAAGAGACATGATTGTTGGTACTATTGGTGCAACAGCAAATGTTGTATTCAATCGTTCGCTTGTAGTTCAAACAAATGAATCAAGAGAATCAT